ACCCGCCATCAATGTTTAAATTTCCAATGTTATAACTAACATTACCAATGATGTTAATTGATTCCCCATTTTTTGTAGAGATACTATTACCACTAATAACAATGTTGCTAGTACTTAGATTACCATCTATAGTTAGTGTCTGTGGAGTTACGTTTGTGTTGATACCTACACGGAACTGACTAAAGTTCATGTAGTATAAAGGCTGGCCACTGGTGGTAAACTGAAGATCAGTACCTTGTCTGTCCAAGTTGGACACAAGCATTGAGCCCGAAATTCTACCAATAGCCATTTAACTCTCCGTTTCTATATTTAGCAGATTTTTAGGCTGCGTCAGTTGAGTTAATATTGTGGACTACGATAATCTTGTTTGGGTTACCGCTTGCATCAACTGCTGGTGGAGCACTTGTAAATGATAGCTGTGTACCAGATACTGTGTAGTTGTTAACTGGTGCTTGATATACACCGCTAATTGTAACTAACACATTCTTTGCATCGCTTTCACTCTGACTCATTGTAAAGTTCACTGTGCTGTTGTCGCCAGTGAATTCATCAATAGTTAATGCAACAGATCCAATTTTAGCAACCTGATTCCATTGACTGTTGTAGTAGAACTCAATCTTATTGTTTGATTGGTTATAACGAATTTGACCATTAATCGGGGCATCTGGCCCCAAGCTGTTTGTACCCAATGGTAATTGCACTGCATAACTGCCTGTGCGAATTTGTGCATTTTTAAGAAAGCGGGCCATGTATTACGCTCCAGTTGAGCTAACTGTAATAACTACTGCGCCGTTAACGCTGCAATTAGCCCACAAGCTGTCGCCGCTATCTAGTACAATGCGTTCTGTATCGGAAATATGTGTATCTCCGGCAGCAATAGACAAATTGCTATAAATTGGACACAAGTCCGGTGTCCCGCCAGTGGGCACAAGGTAAACATTGGCTGTTACTGCTGACCCAGTGGTATTGCACAGGTACATTGCTGTAATACCTTTAGTAACTGAGCTAGTACCTGAGATGATATTTGCGTTGGTTGTGGTTAATGGAGTGCTGGTAATCATTTTTAATCCTTACATCATCAAAGAGTAAAACACTGCTTTACTTTTTGTGATTAATTCTTGTTGTTGTTTGGTTGTGTTAGTAACAAATAAACCGCTACCGCCACCGTTTGGGGTTTGTGCATACACTGTGTTGTATCCACTTAACGTACTTGGAGCCACTGTTGTATTTTTGACTGCAAGGTTGGTGTCAAATTTAACAACTTGGTTGTTGGAACTAAAAATAGTCTGACTTAATACATCTAAGTTTCCGCCTAACTGCGGTGCAGGATCTTGCTGTACACCTTCAATACCTTTTACACCAGTAACAATGGGCATATAAACAGATCCGTCTGTGGTTAGTTCCCAACGCACCAACGATTCGTTCCAGCGTAATGCTGTTTTAGCTAATTGACCACGATCAACTTCTATACCCGAGTAAACTGGTGTAACGCCAAACCCAGTTTCGCCTTGGTTTAAAGTAATAGTGTTGTCAGTGATTTGCGTATTTGTTGACGAAATATTAGACACTGTACCAAGTACTTTTAAATTACCTGTAACAATGAGGGTGTGCGAAACTACCTGCACGTTACTAGTTGTTTCGTGGCCAATAATGTTCCAAGTTCCGTTAAACCGTGTATTTAATGACATTTATAAAATCCGTTATTAGATATTTATCTTAGATACAAAACTGTATCTCTCAAAAAAATAGCGCCCGAAGGCGCTATTTTTATTCCAGTTTGGATTAGTTGTTACTAATAGACACAGTTACAGGAACTGTTGCATTGCTTGCTGTTGCAAAAGCAGGCTTGCTACCAGAATAGTCAGCCCAACGGTAAGAATTACCGTCTGCATCATATACTAAGTTCTCAGTGATTTTAGCAATCGAGAATGTGCTGTCATCTGCAAAAGTTGCAGTGATAGTCATTTCGCCTGCTGCTGCTGGAGCCGCAGTGGTCACCAATTTGCAATTGCTTGTGCCGTCAGCATTGGTTACACGGAATGAGCGTGAGCCAGCTTGCTTAACAATATCTGCTGCTTTACCAACAGATCCGCCAGTTACCCATGCATTCGCATTGATTGCGTTTAACACTGCACCACTTGTTAAAGTAGTTGCAAAAGTGTTAGCTGGGGTAGTGTTAGCACCTGTAATAGTAAATGTCGGAGCAGATGTATATCCAGAGCCAGCACTTGTAATTGTAATACCGGCTACGTTACCAATTGTAACGTTACCAATAATTACTGTACCGGTAGCAGTAGAACCACCTGCAACTTGTGGTGCACCAAATGTTACCACAGCGTTTGCAAAGTATCCTTCGCCTTGAGTACCTACTGTAGCTGTTGCTACGCCTTCGCCACCAACTCCGTCAGTGTTAAATGAACCGAAAAATGTCTTTTTTAATGGACGTCCCATGTTGTTTCTCCTTAATGTATTTGGCGTTCTAGGCCTACGCAGTTGGGTAACTGCATAAACTCTCAGTTAAGAGTGAACATTATATTTATTTAGGTTTAACCTTTTCACCTTTAATAAGAGCAACAAAATGACTCCAAAATGGATTATTAGTAATATGCACCCCGTGGTTTACAATTTTTCTATCTGGATGAAGCAGTGGAGTGACTTCATGAAGTTTAGTCCAATGTACACCTGGCTTGTGATGATGCTCTTGGTGTAGTCCTGCATTAAATCCAAAAATGTTGTACCATTTGCTGTATATACCGATACTGTCTTGTGTAGTATCGCCTCGGTTATTAAGAGCGCCCCAATGCTCGCCGTAGCTGTTTGCATTATTAACAAAAAAAGCCAGTGCGTATACTAGGGCAGTCCATAGCCCGAACCAAGGATTAATTGCAATCACCGACAATATGTAAAGTCTAAATGCCCACAACTCTCTGTTATATCTTTTATTAAACTCATCAATTTGAATACGTCGAGGAGACGCAATAAAGAAGTTCTTGATTTGGAAAAATACTGTCATTCTAAAACAGTAGACCCAAAAATTTACCAGCTCACCATCTCTGCGGCCCCGATAAACACTAACTGGATCTTTTGTTGCACCAGTATGATCAGGCTTATCGTTTACATATCTATGGTGTAACAAGTGAGTATTTTTCCATGCGTTTTGTGGAATGCCTGTTACTGCACTCAAAAATAATTCATAAATTCTGTTTAACGATGAATTCTTAAACGTAGTCCAATGGGTGTGGTGATGTAATGAACTATTCTGACAGTTTACAATAAACCAAATTTGGAAAAAACTTATAACTAAGATCCAACTAAATGCCGGAGTCCAAATTGCTAATGTGTAAGGAAGGCAAAATAAAAAGACTGCATATAAGATAAGGTATATGTCTTTTGGTGAATAACGGAATATTGATTGCATAGTGTATTTACTAGTAAAAATTTTTAATCAACAAAAAAGCCCCAATTAAGGGGCTTTTTGAGTAACAGCATCGCAAGATGCTGTTGGGTGGATTACTGGAAGCTCAAGTTGCTTACAGCGATTTCTGCCAAGTAGTCAGCAGCGTTGCCCAATGAGCTAGCTGTGTTTGTCAACTCAACATAACCATAACGTGTCATGAAGCCAACTACTGGTTCGAAAGTAGATGGATCTAGAACAACACCAGAGCTCATCAATGGTACGTATGGGCAATAGAACGCAGCAGCGTCTGCTTCGCTAGAACCCTTGTAACCAACTAGAACAGCTTGGCTGTCTTGTGCGTAACCGTCTACGTATACACGCATAGCACCGTTCAAAGTACCAACAAACTTAGTGTTTGTAGGAGCTTCAAATGTACCTTCTGTTGTACGAGCAAAAGCAGAAGTAGTTGCAGATTGCAATACTGTCAATGCGGCGCTAGAAACAACAGCCCAGTTACCAGCACCACGACGTGTGCGTTGTGCGATCAAGTTGCTAGCACGGTTGATCAAAACAGCTAAAGCAGCGTGTTCGTCACCAACGAATGTAGCAGTACCAGAAACGGTAGCTTGGTTGTATGTGTACTCAGTAGCAGCCAAAGAACGTAGAGAACCTAGGATCTCTTGGTCGATTTCAACTGTGATTTCTTGTGCCAAAGCAGCCATAACTTCTGCTTCAACGTCCAAGCCGTGCATAGCTTGTGCGTCTTGAGCAGCTTCAAATGTCCAACGTGCAGACAATTTACGTGTCTTAGCTTCAACAACTTGCTTCAAGATTTGTACGTTGATACGGTTACCAGGTACGCCTTCCATTGTAGCTGTGCTGTTAGCTTTGCCAGCGCCAGTACCTTGGAATGTGCTACCAGAATACTGAGTAGCAATCTTGAATGGGCTCAATGCTTCGTCACCAGCAGCAGTTGTCTGGCTAGCATCAGCACTGTTTGTAACGCCATCAGCGTAACGTACACGTAGTGTATGGATCTGTGCAACTGGGCCAGTCATTGGTTGAACACCAACTAGCTCGTTAGCAATAACAGTAGGCATAACGCGACGGATAACTGGCAAAATTACACGGTTAAGTGTAGCCACGCTACCTGCTGCTGTACCACCTGCTGTAGCAGATTCGCTCAACATCTTGCGAGTGTTCTCAAGGATCACACCCATTGTAGTTCTCTTAGAACCATTCAAGCCTTCTAACAGGGCTTCTTTGGTTTCGCCCCAACGGCTTTCTAATAATGCGGTTGTCATAATATATTTTTCTCCTAATTAGGGTTAATTATTTTAGCCCTGCTAAACGCTTCAAGTCGATGACATTAGTGTCAACTCTTGTTTCCGCGGCGTTTCTAGCAGCCTTATCTCCAGTAACTTCAACGCGGCTTTCGTTTACCATCTGCTTTTGTGGAGCAGGTGCGGCTACGGCAGCTTTGCTGTTTAGTACAGCTGGTAGATATTTTTCGTAAGCGCCTTGCAATTTACTTGTTTGGACACTTTCAAGTAGCTCGCTCATTACAGCGGCTTTCTCTTTGCTCAATGGTTTCATTAGATCAGACATTAATGCCTTACGATCTGCAGATTCCTTGATTACACGAATCTCTCTTTCTTTTGATTCAACTAAGGTAGCTTTTTCAGCAGCTTCACGACGAGCTTCGGCAACTTGTTGCTTAGTCTGTGTTAATGCGGCTTGCAACTTAGCAATTTCTTTGTTCTCATTTAAGTGAGTAACGCTGAATTCGCTAGCAAAAGCTTCGAATAGACGACGACCAAACATGTTCTCGCGAGCAACTTGGATGTCTTCTTTTAGTTGAGTCAACTCTGACTCTAAATTCTTGGCAACAGCTTCTTTTACAAGGCCTGCACTACGAGCAATAAATTGCTGTTGTAGTTCAGCTAGTTTCTCTTTAGCACCAGCAATTAAGCGGACTTTAGTTTCAACTACAGCTTTCTTGTCTTGTTCAAACTCTTTTAGTTCTTCTGCAAGTGCCTTGATTACAAATGACTCTAACTTACCGATAGAGTTTTCATAAACTTGACGATCCTTACGAAGTTCTTGGATTTCTTCACTTAACTTGCTTACCATGAAGTTGTTAAACTTCTTAGCACTTTCGTTCATGTGAACTTTGAACTTAACACGGTCTTCTGCTAATGCGGCTTTTTCTGTTTGGAATTCAGCCAATTCAGCAGTTAGACCCTCTGTTACCATTTTGTCTAGAGCCTCAACCATGACTTGTTTGTCATGCTGATAGCGTTGTGCAAATTCTTCACGAAGTTCTGCACGGGCACTCTCTTTAGCTTCGGAAAGACGAGCTTCCCAAGCCTCATTGATAGCCTGTTGAGTGCTTTCGTTAATAATGCCACTATCTAGCAATGGTTTGATAGCATCTAACATTAGGTTTTCTCCTGTTATACTTTAAGGTCTTTGATGAAGCGGGTTATTGCTTCTTTCATGTACTTTTGTACTTTTTGATCTTGAGAGGCATCACGAGCCATCTCAAATATTTGCGAACCGCCCTTCATGTTCATAAGGCTTTCATAAATTGCTTTAGGATAAGCATTAGGAGCTGAGGGTTGTGCCACAATATCTACTGTAATGATTTCAAAGTCACTTACATGACCGCTACTTTCATTAACGTTACCGGATCCACGGCTGCTAACACCTAACTTCACACCGCTAGTTAACATTGACTTAACAAGTTCACCCATTGGTGTTGGTAGGATTTTTAGAGTACCGTATCCGCAAGGACCGTCCATCCACATTTTTTCAATCATGTGGGAGACACGATCTAAATTAATCTTTAAATCATCAGGATGGTCGACTTCGCCCAAGACACTGTATCCACCACTAATCTGTTCGTTAATGGTGGATACTGCCTTTTCAATTTCATGAACAGGATATACACGCTGGTTAGCGTTCTTCACGCCTCCCTGGATGAATATCCCCTTCATTTTGAGATTCTTACCGTCGCCTTCGGACTCAACTATAATGTTGGCACGATCGAAAGTAAGGTTTTCTCTTAGGTACAAAGCCATATTATTGTCCTAATTACTTACGGCCGCCTTCAAGGCTTTTCTTGTTAACACTTACGCTACCATCGGTAGTGCTACCTTCGGCATCTTTGCCTTTGGCTTTAGTGTTATAAAAGTCTTGTGCGCCTTTGTTGCCGCCAACTTTGTTTACGTTACGCTTTGCAACATCAATTTCTTGTGCTGGCTTAACAAAACCACCTGCTTTAGCTTTTGTGCTGTTGCCATCAACATCACCTGCATCAGACTTACCATTAGCGATGTTCTTTGCAGAACCGCCCATGTCATTCTTGCCAGCTACTGGGTTCTTTGTGTTAGTTGTGCCACGTGGAGTTTTGTTACCTGTTCCAACTGGGGTGCCTTCGCTGTTAGCTGGAGCAGCAACTTTTTCAACGTATTCACGCATCATTTCTGCTTCAGTCATCTTGCCAGAACCGCTTTTGCCAGAACCAGATTTGCCAGAGCCGCTTGCGCCGCTACCAGACATACCAGATCCCTTTTTAGCAAATGGGTTTTCACCTTCAGCAAACATTTCTTCGTCGCTTGCTTCGTCTTCTGCACCACCGAACTCATCAGAGCCAGTACCGCTTTGACCATCGTCTTCACCTGCGCCGCCAAATTCAGCAGAGCCAGTACCACTTTGTCCGTCGTTTTCACCAGCTTCGTCGCCGCCAGTTAACTTAGCAAATTCAGCTTCTAAGCTGTCAATTGCATCACGGATGTTTTGGAATTCACCTTCAGCATCGCCGCCGCCAATGTCGCCACCTAAGTCGTCACCGCCCATGTCACCCATGTCGTCACCACCTAAATCATCGCCACCAAACTCGTCGCCGCCGTCTAATTCAATATCGCCACCTTCTAGGTCGTCTTCACCTAAACCGTGGGTTTCATCGCTAGCAACGTCTTGTGCTAGGTCGCCTTGTTGGTCGTACTGGTCGATGTTTTCATCAACTTGGTCTTCGTCCATTAGGCTTTCATAAATCTCACGAGACTTTTCAACTACAATAGAGTGAAAAAGCTCACGAGCTGCTTGTTCGTTTTCGTTGATGATATGCTCAATCAACTGTTCATATTTGTTCATATTAAAAATATCCTTTCAATAATATGGCTTGTAAATTATTTACTAATCTACGCAGATTTCTACTTAATATCGGTGTTTTTTGAAGGATTTTAAGAATTAAATACCAGGGGCGCCTAAACCGCCGCCCTCTGGAGCAGCTTTGTACTGCTTTGCTACCTTCTTAAGTTTGTCTTCATGTTCAAATTTTCGAATGTCGTTGGCCATGCGTAATTTGTTTAAGTGAGCTAAAGTCAACTTAGTCTTACGCATATCACCGAGCTTTACTACAGTATTATCATCCTTCTCAGAACGATATCCTGGTAGATCGTTGTTGCCGTCAAAAATTTCCATTACGTACATACAGTTATTTACCTTTAGATTCCAGCAGCTGGTGCTGGAGCTGGTGCTGCAACGCCTGCCTCTGGGCCTGCTCCTGGTGCTGCTGCACCCATGTCGCCCATGTCACCTTCAGGTGGTGGAGCAACAGCTTCTAAGTCTTGGCTAATGCCGCCTGGAGTTACACCCACACTACGTAAATCTGCGCCTGCTGCTGGGGCAGT